TTACTTCGTTTCATCTCTGGTCTGTTGATCAGTGTCCTCATGATCTGGCTGTACATAAGATTCTTTGGAATCAGGAGTATAGTTACCGGGAATACCCCCGTCTCCTCCCTTACCCTTGAGTACTTCAATAGCCTGCCGGATCGCAGGCGGAATTGGTGCGCCCAGCTTGCCCCCATTTTCAATAATGGACAACAACTCATTCGCGATATAAAAAAAGGCGACCGCATCCCTGAACAAATGTCCGTCTCCCAGAACACCGTCCACCAGATGAGCCACCGATACCATTGCAAATATAAACACCTTTCGTGCGATGCCAAACATCCCGACATTACTCTCTAACTTGCCACTCATCCCCGCCGCCGCGATGCCTGTAAGGTAATCGAGGATGACGAAAACTAGTAACACGCCTAGCACGCCTGACCAGCCTCCGAAGAAGTAGGTTGCTGAGCTGCTCATGAGTGCAATTCCCCATTTCCACAGGCTGTCCCATCGTTCCATAGTTTCACCTTCTATAATTTTTAAAAATAATGAGGTTTCTTAGTATTGCTATTTAATATCTGTAGTGCTCATAAAAATCCAGCAAATTAATCAACTTGCTTTAGCTCAATATCCTGATCCATACCCCAATTGCAACCATAATGAAAGTATCTAGTACACGTAGCGATATAAACGAATATTTCGAAACTTTGCTTATAGTATTTTCTATGTCCACGGAGCGGTACCTTACCTATCGTTTCATGTCCCACGAATCTAGGTAGTAATAGATCTTTTTAAGCCTCTTTAAACTTGGAATGCTTCCCATACATAAGAAGTGTTAGTTGTTGCCACTGGCAATTGAAATCCTGTATCGTTTACATATCCATTTGAGTAGGTCACGGACCCTGACATTTCATAAATAATTACGGTAAAAGAGTAACTGTTGTTGATTGTGCCTGTTGAACACATATTAAAATCATTTAACCCGGCATCTCTTGTAGCACGATTGTACACAGACATTGTATAAGCGCTATTCTGAGTAGTGTTAGGTCGGACAATTATTCTATTTGGACGAAAACCTATTCCGCTTACAACGACGTAAGGTAAGTTACGACTTATACCTCCGATGTCTCTGAAACTTATTGATGATCCCCCAGCCGACACCACTCCTGAAGCATACTTCGGTCCCGTGCTAATCTGTCCAATCTTAGTAGCTAATTGAGAGAATGAATCGCTGCCTGACGATGCTACTCCCTTGCCAGTAATAGCGGCAGCGACAGCCAACTTCCCATCACTGACAAGCTGAAAAAGCAAATCATAATCTGTTTGGTTTAATACTCTTTTTAATGTCGGAGTAAATGCGGCCCCTGCAGTCGTAGCAATTAATCCTGTATCAAACATGAAAATTTGCGGGTCAGTACCTGAGGATCCGAATCGCATGAATATCCCTCGAGCCCCTATATTGATATGAGTATTTTCAAATCGGAACGTTGAGCCGTCCAAGAAACAGTTACTTGCGAAAAGAGCATGTCCCGCAGTTGAAGAGGAAAACGTAGCCCAGTTTTGCATAATGAGTCGACCAGTCATCAACCCACCTGTACGTGACAGACTCGCGTTTACAGCATTTGTTTCTGCCTGTATAGCAGCGCTAGCAATAGTTTTACCTACATCAATTCCATGTAAAGAACCATTTGCCTTGACAAAGTCCACAAGTAATGCCTTTTCATTGTCAGCTACAGACCCAATAAATGTATTTTTCGGAAAATCATCCAACATCAGATATGTGACGCTGTATGCTCCGGCTCTATCGTAATCAGGATCGATATTACCGTAAGTAGCTCTTTCGATGCCGTATGCTGTAGTGTCAGAGATGATAGTCCATTTCGCGGTATGATCCTGATTATCCTTATAGATACGGTTAATTTTCTTAACTTTGTGCTTCAAAGAACTGTTCGGAGCATTTGAGTTTACTCGATTAATGTAAGCATACGATAGATCACTTCCGTAATAAACAGGCTTTATACCCTCGCGCAAAACAATCCCAGTGCCTACTTCAACTTGATTACTGTCTTCAGTAAACGTCAACACTCCTTCTGACGTGATTGGTTCAACATTTGACGCTGCAAGTTGATATACAAGTTGGTACGGCGTCCATTGTCCGTGCTGAGTATAAGATAAAGTTGTTATTGATGCAATTGGAAGTGTGGTTGAATATGTCGAGCCAGATTGTGTTCCGTCTCCCGATGTATATATAGAGTCTAAAGGGCACCATGCTTTCCCAACGATCTCGCCGTTGTAGGGCTTACTTACGTCTCCTTGGCCTCCTAAAAACATTTTCCATCCCATGAAATACGCCTTAATTTCGTCAATTGTCGGTGTGTATGAGTCTCCCCATCCGCTATCAGAGTTGGAAACGGAAATTGCAAAATTACTATTAATTTTATCAATCGCCCATCCCTCTGCGTTTGCTTCGTGTTGTCCCCACGTTAAGATTCTCCCATCGTATTTTACAGCGGCAGTCGCTGCAATAGAAGAATAGCCATAATTAGCGCCTTCTAACTTAGGGTATAGAGTTTTAAACCCGGCTTTGTTGCCTAAGATAGTGCTTGTAATTCTGCTTCCCTCAAAATCAACCTTTTGCCACTTCTTAACCTTGAAATACCGCCCGTTCTTCTCGAATACTTCGTCAGCATTCTCCCCTGATAGTGGATCAGCGAATAAATCCGTTTGCAGCGCGAGCACAGCGTCTTCACGTGGTTTGAATGGTTTGGCTGTGTTGCCGATAGTGAGCATTGGATTTTTGAAGGTGTAAGTCCCAGCAGATGATCTAGTATTGCGGAAATAAGCAACTACATATGCCGTATTAGCAGGAGCTACAGAGGTTACAGATTGTCCAGCAGTATATCCGCTACCGTTAATCGCGATCTTGTTTTTGTCAGTGAATACGAGATGTATCTGACCCGTATGCTCTGCACTAATTGTATATGCTGTACCTGGAACTGCAGGAATCCACGGAGAGCCAATCCACGATTCCTCTTCGTTGGCAACTACTAAATAATTGTAAGGAGCAACGATTGTCCCTCTACCTGTACTATCATTACGAGGAGTCATCTGCCAGTTTTCAAAAAACGGCGGCAGCAAATTATCGCCATAACGAATCGCATACGGATTTCGCACAGGCTGAATGCTATCGACGTATGGATACTTAGCGGCTACCTGTTCCGGAGTCATACTGTTCAGTGCAGCGTATTCCGCTGCGCTGACTTCGTAAAGACGCACATTGTCTGCATTGAATACTTGCCCAGAGACCCCACCACCTACAACTGCAATCGCATGGATTGAGGATGTCGCCGTAAACCTAGCGAATGAGGTTCCAAACTTAGATCCCGTTACTATATTTCCGTTAACTACAGTGGATATCGATACGAATGCGCTGCTAGTTGATACGTTTTTGACGTCAGCTACCAGTACATATGTCTTACCAACTGACGTAGACACTGCCTTGCTTATGTTACTGTTAGTAGAGGCTAGGGTTACTTTTAATGAACTCATACTACCTTTGGCATACACCGTAGTGTCTAAAGTCGCTGACGCTGCGCCTATACCCCAGTTACTGTGCCCCTCAAAGCCTCCGTCTCGTCCCAACAAATTCACAAGCGTCCGACCCTTCAACCCTTCCAACTTAAACGCCGAGGCACGCTCAGCATTAATAATCTGCAATCCCGGCTCCAAAGTCACTGATCTACGCTTCTCCGTATCAAGCCGCTCCTGAATACCGCTAACCTGTGCAGCCGTCTCCTCGACCTTTTCCTCCACCTGCTCCGCAAAATCATCAACCTTTTCCCAGTTCTGATCCAGATACTTATCCAGATCAAAATAGGTTGTCGATGGCGAAGAACGGTCGATCTTATTCAATCCAAGATTCGGTGTTTTTGGTTCATTCATTTATGCTCCACCTCCTGCAAATTTATCCTGTCGAGTCTGTTCAATCTCCTCCAGCGTCATGCTTTCAACCTCCGCAATCGTCAAGTACCGCAGACGGTACTCCACAGTCATATGTGCCGGTTTGATATCCTCAATCGCTGCCTTCAGATCGTCCAGATTGGACGGCAAGCCCCATGTGTCGATGAAGCGAATTCGGATCAAGTATTCCTCGGGCGACACGGATACATCAATCCCGCCGCTTTCGTAGGCCTTCGCCACGTTTTTGAGCATGGAGCCAGAGACTTTGCCGCTGCCGCGCATTTTGGAAATGATCACGGATCTCCGCTGGTCCTCTGGCTTGGCTTGATTCGTCGGAATCTGCAGATCCCGCTCATACCGCTCCAATGCCCAGGTCGCCGACTCCGGGTAAAACTGATCCAACACCCCATCCAGCCCCTGAACCAGCCTGTCCAGTTCTTGGCCTTCCGTCTGCGTGAGCAACTGCATCTCCAACACATTTTCATACAACGGGGGCAAAAGAGTCATTAATACCTCTGCTTTACTCATGTCACCTTCACCGTCCCGAGAACGGCTACTGCACCGGGTGCAATCTCCAGATTGGACATGCCACCATTCACCAGCAGATCGCTGTAATCAATCACAGGTGGGATATCCAGAATGACATTGGCAATACGCGTCCAACGAACCAACGGATCGGTAAAAGCCAGTTCTTTCAGATACGCCGCAACTCCCGTTTCAATCAGCGTTTTTACACCTTCATACGTAGAGCCTGATGCAAGCGTGACCTGCACCTCAACATGAATAGGCACTTCCTCCGCTCCGACCACCGTGACCACGGGACCAATTGGGGCAGCGCCTTCACCCATTCCATCCTGCGTCGGATCGATATATTTCTGCACTGCCTCAATCACCACCTCGGCGGGTGCGTGCATTTCGTTGTTCAGCAGTGCCACTTTTACCGTGCCCGGACCGTCCCATAGTGGAAAAGCCTTTGCTTTCCCAACACCCGAGTTTTCACGCGCCCATAACTCATACTGATATTTGTTGGCACTCGTAATCGGTCGGGAAACTTTGTCCTGATATCGGTCATATAAGGCTTGGTCCGTTTCCTCGTCTTCGCCAGGAACCAGCAACTGTGTCAATTCGGCTGTCGTTAGGCCGGCAATATAATCGATGGGCAGCAGCACCCCCGTATATTCATTACCTTCAGCTCCCGCGACTTCACACTCCAGCACATATTGCCCCGCCGCTATTCGTTCCACAGTCAGATACACCCGATCTCCTGTGGAAAAACGACTCTCCAAAGGAATCTCGACAGGTTTGCCTCCATTATCCTTGAAGCTACCGCCCCAGCGTGCCCGAGTTGCCGCTTTACGAGTGATGCCTGACCAGGCCACCGCCCGATCTAAGTACTCTCCGGAAGCTGTATCTGCAAACTTCAGATTGGCGTTCACATCCATCTCAATATACATCTGAGCCATTTCCACAGCCGCTGGCGCAAGCGCATCATAGATAATGCTGCCTTCACGTTTATCTACACCATCAGGCACCTTATCCAGCATTCGGTTTAAAATGACTTCAAACGTCTGTTCTTCATACATTCATATTCACCTCCGTTTCTTGCCTAAAGCTGCCAAAATCCGTTTCCACGGTAAAAGCCACCCGCACCCCATCGGCCTCGTGGACAAAATCAAACTCCGTTACATCCGAAATGCGATCATCCGGAAGCAACGCTTCCCGAATCCAGCGCTCCAGCTCCGATTCCACCATGGATCGTCCGGCCATTCCCTCCCAAGACCATTCCATGCCGTAATCCGATGAATAGATTAGATGCTCGTAGCGGCGTGTGGACAATGCTTTATACACTGCCTGTTTAACTGCATCTTTTCCATCCAATTGCAATCTCCCGATTCGTCGCCCCGAAGGTTGAAGTACATACGTTAGGCTTGGAAGAACAGCCGTCTCTTCCTGATCTTCTGTACTAATCTGCGCACCCTGTGGAATCATGGATTCACCAGCCGATCCAGCACGACAAAGCTGTCCCCGCCTTGAACACGTAACAACAAGACATGGTCGCCCACTGTCCAAGCTTTGTTCACTACGGATTCCGGCAGTACCAGAAAAGGCTCAGCCAATACCAGCCGTTGTTCAACGGTGATCTCCAGCGGCTGGATATTTGTTACGCTTCCGTACATTACCTGAACGGGAGACTTGGCATCAACGGCGGCCACCGCCGCCTTTTTAATCACGTCCAGCATCATTTATCGTTACACCACCTTCAAATCCAGTGACATCGTGTGCACGCCGCCCTGTACCTTATGCGTACATTCGTCTACCAGAAAATATTGATTGATCTTCAGTTCATCGATCTGGATGTTGACATAACTGCCTGCCCTCACCTTGAAATCGCCAAGCGCATCCACTTTCAACGTCTGCGTCTCGCGATTACGAAGCGTCATCAGGGTCTTCAGCATGGCATCAATCTGGCCCTCATTCAGGCCGTCATCCGCTTTTTGGTACAAAAAAAGCAGCCCCCATTGACGGATGCTGCCTGAATCCTGATGAACAAACGTTTCTCTTTTGCCCGTATCCTTGTTATCTCGATACAGCTTGATCTTGTTATACGTCTGGTCGTCAATCGACCGCGTATAGCTGTAATCCGTGAGCAGACTGTTATCCCCAATGACAAAGCCGTAAGGCATCTCTTCCACATCCCGAAGCACAAGCTTGCCGAAATCATCGTAAAAGATATAGTTTTTGCCGCCATAGATCAACGTTCGGTCGAGCGCCTCACAGATCATGTCGATCAGCTTTTTGTTATCAAATAACATGCGTGGAATAACATATTTCGGCTGGATCAGCTCGCCCACCTTCAACTGGAAGTCGGTAGCAATTCGTTTGATCACATCCGCAGCCGTCGCATTAACGAACTTGTACGTCTGATTCGCGGTCAGATAACGTGTCTGGTCGTAGGCTTTGATTTTGACACTTTCGTCCTTGCCGCTATCCACCGAGAAGATATATCCGTAAAATATGCCTACCTCATTGCTGATATATTTCACGACATATCCATTCTCATAGGTGAATTTCTTATTCTGGTACAGACTGCCCTTGATCAACGTGAATTCCAGAGAGGAAGGCTTGCCGATGCGGGAGGTTTTGTACGTAATGTCGCCGGCAATTTCGCTAATATCCCAGATGTTGCCCTGCTTGTCATCCAGCCATAACTGCTCTTTCATGTTTCCCTGCTTATCGTCCAAACTTATCTGCTGCTGCATGTTCCCTCTCCTTTCACGGAAGCTTGATCACAAGTCCAATTGGCAGCTTCTTCAGTTGAGCATCCTTGATGCCATTCAGCTTTTGCAGTTCTTTCCAGCGAGATCCATCTCCCAGATGGGCTTTGGCTACAGACCACAAGGAGTCTCCTGCTTTGAGTGTGACGGTCTTGGGCTGGATTTTTTCATCGGGCCGGGAGGCTTTGGTTTTTGTTTTTGAAGCAGCAGTATCCTTGCTGTCCTTGAGTGGCACTACTTTTTTGGCGGCATAAAAGATAAACTGCTTCAGCTTGATATCATAATGGATATCGCCTACCGTACCCGCTGTCTCCTTCCAGTCAAAGCTCTCAATGGAAACAGCCATATTAATGGTGTACCTTGCACTGGAAAAGAACAGCCTGACGGGTCTGCCCGTCTGCATCCAACGGATAATATTTTTCACATATTCATACGGATCACGGTAAAATTGCTTCTGTACTGGCGGATGACTTGCATTAAAATTCAGATGATACGGACTGTAGTCTGCTGGAAAAATCCCGCTGAAACTAACTTCACGCAGCTTCGGCGACTTAATCACGTTAATCTCACCCAAAGCGTTAACGTTAAACGTACTGCCGTCCCCTGCGTCCGAAAACTCAATGCTCTCTGGTGTCACCGGGAAAAACATGTATTCAGAGCGGTTATTGAAACTCAGTTGAATATAATATTCCACTTATCCATACACCCCCTGGGCACTGGAGACGATCTGACTGTTTAGTCCATCGGTAATCTTGCTGATGATGCTGTCCACATCATGTCCGCTGTTTATATCACCCGTAGTGACCTGAACAGTTGGCGTCAGACTGACAAATCGCTGAATCGCCTGCATCTCTGCAAGCTCACGCATCAGTTTCAAGTCCTCGCTGGTTACATCCACTGTGCCATCAACGTCACCGATCTTGTCCACCTGCCCAATATTGTTGATTTTGTTGATGTTACTCATATTGTTGTTGGGAACAACGGTGGGAGCAGGTGCAGTTGGCATCGATGGCATAGAAGGTGTTTTTGGAGTTGAGCCGCCGAAGTTTCCGGGTAATCCTTTTTCCTTGGAATCCGCATTCGAGATTAAAGAGAACCCAGAAATCAAATCCTCCGCAACCTTCTGACCATCTTCAAAAGCTTTAGGATTGTATTCTCCGTCCATTTTGAAAAATGTCTTCACATCTTTATCACTGGTAGGAACCCACGATTCCAGACTATTCTTCCATTTCTTTAATTGCTTGCCACCTAAATTAATATCTGAATCTTGAAACAAACCAATAATGAAACCAAAGGTTTTGTTAACAAGTTTGATCAGACTGTTAAGTCCGCCATTAATTCGTTCCATGGCATCTTCAATTACAGTTACTACGTTGTAGAATATATCAAGTATGAAAATACCCATGTCTTTAAATAATTTCTGTACGGCATATACTGGATCTATGAAAAAGTTAACAATCGCCTCCCCCAGCGAAGCAAACAGGTTCCACACTGTGGCAACAACTACTCTTACAATTTCCCCAAGCATCATAAATGAACCAATAATAACTCCAAGGATCTGTGTACCTGACATCCCCATCATGTTTAGAATTCCAATGACTGCCGCAATTGCAGCAATTGCAAGGAGGATCGGCCAATTCAACAATAACCATGCAGCAACGAGACTATATACTTGTGCGATGACCAGTGCCAGTACAACAATCGCCAATGCCATCAGGATAGGCTGAATGATATCCCAGTTCTGCTGAATCACCGCTGCGATGTATAAAATACCGTTTACCAGCACCGTCAACGCGTTTGCCGCAACCGTAAATGCATTGCTAATCCATTCAATAATGCCAGTGAATTCTCCATTGGCAAAAGCCTCATTCAATCGATCCAGCAGAGGTGTCAAGGCAACCAGGGCTGCTTGTCCGATCTGGCCAAGAACTCCGTTGAACTGATTCACGAGCATGTTCCACTTCTGTAGTGGTGAGTCAAGCATGGTGTCAAAAGCTTGTTGGGTATATCCTTGTTTTTGTAGAATGACATCAAGCTTTTGTATAAAAGCATCCAGATTGGATGAATCAATACTTTGTTGCAGACCTGCTCCATTCAAAATCTCTTCTGGAATATTAAAAGAGCTTGCCAGTTCACCGTTATCACCATTCATTGCAGCAACCAAAGCACCGGATGCATCCGAGATACTTTTCCCGTCTGGAGAAAGCATGCTTAAGCGTTTAGTCATGTCTCTCAGCTGATCAACCTGATCCGTATTCTGTGCATATGGGATGAGTGATAATGCTCCTTTCAAAGCATCCGTAACATTCTGTCCGCTCTTGAAAGCTTCCGCACGGTATCGATTAAATATCGTCTCCCCCTGAGCATCATCCCCAGTAGTAGCCATATATCGGTGCTTCAAATCCTCTTCCTGCGCCGCTGGAACAAGAACAGCTTGTCCTGCTGACTTGATCATGCTGATCCAGGCTCTTACACGCCCGGCCCCTTCTGCAAAGGCTGCATTTACCTTAGCCTGTTCTTCTGACACACCTCGGATTAAATTGCCTGCCAACTGGATTCGACTCAGATTTCCAGGATTGAAAATCGAATTGATCGTTGCAGGCAGATTTTGAAATTGCTGAACCATCTTGTTTGACATCAGATACAGTCTTGCAAACATTGCATACATTCATTTCTCCCTCCTTTCCCTTTTATTTCTTCCGAGCACGGCTCTTGGACCGTTCTTTCTTCTCTTCCTCCACCCGGATGGAGATCATGGCATATATAGCCGCTCGTTCGCGTGCGGAGAATGCCATCAGATCATGCGGGAGAATGTTCAATTCATGGAGAGCGTAATAAGCCAGATTGGCTTCGGAATCGCCCTCTTTAATTAGTTTTTTACTTCATCCACCAGTTCGTTCATATCCTGATTGAAACCGTTCAGCTTTTGTACCTGCTCACCGAGTGAAGCGAATTCGCCAGGCAGCAGCATTTTCCGCAAAAGCGATTCCGCCCCCATCACGCCATACGAACGCTGAAGTTCTGCATTTTTCAGATCGGGATAGACCACGCTGGCACTCATCAGGCGAGCCATGTAATCATTGGCATCAATGTCAGGTGTGTATACACCGTTCTTGCCCTTGATTTTGCGGGTAGCCGCCTTGCGACATTCCTGGTTCTCGTCTTCGGTCATGCTGCGAAGCTTCCAGGCAACAGGTTCGCCTTTCTCATCTTTGAAACGGGGGGATACGATAAACTCCTCCGTTTTATCCGCCGCTGCGTTTTGTGCAAAAAACATACTCAATCCACTCATGTATGATTCCTCCTCTAAAGTAATGCTCCCCGCCGCAAAAAGCGGCGAAGAACATGTGTAATGTGCTTTAACAGTTATTGTGAATGTGAAGCTGTGCGAAGCCAGATATGATGCCTGTACGTAGCTATTTTTTGCAGTCTTATGTGCAGTTTCTCTTCGAGCGAAAAGAGATTGCAAAATCATTTGGACACGCCAAATAGCCCGTAACACAGGCAAGTGGAACAGGTTTATTTTACAAAACCGCTGCTCAAGTCAAACTCGTTATAGATCCATGATTCATATGTTCGCAACTTCTATATTACTTCGGCAGATTGAACGATACAGGCATATCAACATCTTCAAAGGTAAAGCTTACTTCTTCCTCCAGTGCCTCCGCTTCAGTATCCAGGGATGCCATGATCACACTGTCGAGGTTGACGCCTTTGAGAGTCACGGTCTGTTTGCCAATGGTAGACGAAGGATCTTCGTTGGTCACTTCAATGTCGAAGTACGTGTCCACACCATTCTGCATGTACTGGAGCATCAGCTCACGGAAACGGGATGTGGTATAAAAGATCGTCATAGAACCCGAGCCAGACCAACCAGTTGCTTTGTGCTGTACACCGCGTCGGCCAAGGGTTTTAACCTCTGCTTTTTGCTTTTCCACGGTTGCTTCAAGTGTCTTCACATAGAACATTTCTTCCGTCTGTCCGTTAATCGTTGCGTATGCGCGGCCTTCCTGGCCGGAGATTGTGTCGCTTGCTTTCAAAAATGCCATCTTAAACCACCGTCACTTTCATATATACTTTTTCAACGGAATCCACAGGTTGGACCTGAATCTCGATCAGAATACTGTCCGTTTCATTGCCTGGAGCAACAGTGATATCTGTTTTGGAATCAAAATTTTGAATCGCCCCGATATCCTGTAGCTGCTTCAGGTAGGTGACACATTGGGAACGGAACAGGCTGCGCCCATCTTCGTTGTTGTTCACTTTACCGATATAATAGGACTCAAAAATCCGTTTCATATCGTTAGCAATGCCATCGAGTACACGAACTACACGGTTTTTAGCAAAATGACGTGCCTTATCCGGTGTCACGGAACGGAACGTGTTCACATCCTGCTCTACCACTGCACGGTTGCTGCTCGCCGTAAAGACAAACTCGCCATTGCGCAGTGCCGCTTCTGTCTCGCTATGTGTCAATCGCCCATTAACATCCACCGCATCGTCATATGCACGGAACGTCAGGGATTCATTTAGATTGGCCCCGGCTGTGGCTCCGGCTGTCCATGCTACGGTTTGTTTTGGTGTAAGAATGGTGCCGTCTGCGAGCACAACACCATTTTTAACACTAATCACGCCTTCATGATCCGCAGCCGGATAATCGGACAGAACCAGTTGCACCTTCTTGCCCTCGGTATCACGCAAGCGCTTGATGTAGGCTGTGTAGACCGATTTCAACGTAGCATCGTCTGAGATCAGACCGACGGTGTTGAAATCCAGTACCTCTAGCTTGGTCAGGAAATCGGCATGCTCCTGGTTGGTTGCATTGCCATCCAATCCACCTGTTAGTGGAAGTGAAGCTGTAGCTGTGAGTGCACCTTCGCCAGTGAAAGCAATGTATGCGTTGGATTCAAGCGCTTGGATGGTGGACACGGTTTGTTTGTCCACTTCCTTACCCGCAAGCAGGGTGGAGACGTCCAAATGTTCTGGTACATTAATATTCGCGGAGATTACAACTGCCAGATCATTACCACGCACACCACCGTGTTGGGCTGTCACTGTCAGTTTGTCCAAGGTTGCCTTGGCTTTGGTACCTGCATTGAGTCGGTAAAGAAGCAAGGTCTGCGCCCGTTTCAATGCCTCGCGGATCAGCAGCAATTGCGGTGCTGTCCAGTCATAGCCCAATTTGGCTTGTACATCTTCACCTGCTTGTACCGTCAGGATGGTGCCAGCTTGTCCCCATGACAAAGGAAGGGCCAAAGCCACCGTTCCTCGCTCTCCTACCGTACCCGGCAATGAGCCCTCTGATGCAAAATTCATATATACGCCGGGGCGTACCTTGTTTTGTGTTGTCCATGTTCCTCCAGCCATTATTGTGCCTCCCCATTCATAAATTGTTGGATGTGTTCTTGCGCTTCTTGCAATGTGTACGTTTTTTGTTCCAGCAGAACTGCTGCCAAAATATCTTTTTCGATTCGGCTGAGCTGCCGGGATTCGGCGAACTGTACTTTGCTGTATTTTTGGTTGTTTTTCTGTTGAGCTTCCGTTTTTTTAGAATCCTGTTCTTTTTTCGTAAACATTGCCAATGCGCCTCCTATTCCTTTCATACTGATCCCCTCATTTGGTTAGTTAATCTCTCTCGTAGCTTTAAGTGCGGTAGGGCGCTGTTTCAGTTGTTGCATGGTAGCAGCGAAATCCGACACTTTGGTCGTTCGCATCGTGTAGTACACCAGCATTCGCGGCGTGTCGTTTTCCGTTTCCCAACGCAGTTCCGTTGCACGGTAGGGTGTGCCCACGACATCGATGGTCTCCAGTGCTTCAAACAATTCATCCGGCAGGGTCGCCGGGATATCGTTAAGTTCGAGCCAGCGAATCTCAAAAGCGTGAGATTGCACGAAACGATCGCTGCGTTCCCGGGTAAGTTGAGCGGACAGCAGTCGGTATGTGAGGCCCTTGATATCTGGATTGGAGCTGATGCTGCCGATTGCCGCGTAAATTGGGACGTTGGGGAAATGCTGGGTTAGCGTGTTTGCAATAGCTGTAGTTAGTTGGTTTGTGGTCATGGCTCACCTCTTTTGAAACAATTTTGACTTAACTAGAGTTCAGGATTAAATAATTTGCCCACCGGACTCTACCTTTGTTGCTGTAGTTGCGCTTGGTTGAGAACCAGATCTACATATTACCCCTCCAACGTTAGCTATAAGGCCAATACTGTTTCCACTGCCTGTATTGTCACGGGAGATAACTTTACTAAAACTCCCTACGTTCATAACTGTTTGAAAATTTGAAAAACTACAATTTTCAATCAATGCATTTGTTTGATGTATATTTAGGGCCACAATTCCACTCGCCCCCAGAAAAGTGCAATTTCTAATTTCAAGAAAAGAGTTACTAGATGCATATATTGCTGAAAAGTCAGCATTACCAAACTGGATATTGTCAAATACAACTCTAGTATAATTACTATCAATTGTTGTCATTCCAGTTATAACTGACTTTTGGGAATCCGTACCAACAATTCTTATTCTACTAATTCCACTACCTATAGGATCGTCACTTTTAAAATTTGAAATAGAGGATGCTGTATAAGTTCCTTTAGCAAGATTAATAATAAACCAGTTGTTGTTCCATTTGGCACAAGTCTTTATTGCTCTTTCAAGAGTCTTAAATGGAGAACTAATAGTACCTCTTCCAGAATCATTACCATTCTCCGCATTAACGTATACGATTTCGGATAGAAAGTTTGTCTCCCTATTATCAAGAGCTCTCATATCAGAAAAGTTATTGAACGGAACTTCAATTCCGCCCTTGTATACCATAACTTTTCTAAAACCACGAGTACCTTGTACTGTTCCCTCTGGACAAACAAGCCTTACATATAAAGTACTTACTTGACCTAAAATTATACTTACATTTTTTTTATGCCACCCCCTATTAGTTTCAGAAAAAAGCTGAGAAATAGAATTGCCCGCTTGGTCAAGTAGTTCAACATATAGCTTCCCTGAGCTTCCAAGAGTATTAAATTCTACTGATAAGTTAACAGTCGACTCTAACAAATCAGCCTCCTTAATAGGGAAGGATTCGAGATAAGTTGTTTGAGTAAGAGAACCTGAAATAGAAAAATATGAACCAAGCACACTTGATCTAACCCCCCAAGAACTCGACCCAAAAGCTCTCCAATAATTCAAACCCAATTGACCTGTGGGATTCATCAGTATATTAGGAGCATTTTCTAATACAGAATCAAACCTCCTATCAGTGTAATTCTCTGACTGTTGCTTCGCATTCGTCTCAGCCGCCACCCTCGCATCACTTACTGCCTTCTCCGTCGCAGCCACCGTCTCAGATGTGCCATCCGTCTTACTCGACAACTGCACCTTCCCTTTCTGCGTCAAAGACGCATCGGGAATATCCATCTTGCTCACCGCTTCTCGAAGCGTCTCCAACTCCGCCTGTGTAGCAGCCCCTTCATCAATCTTTTCAAAAATCCCGTTTATACTCTCCCTGGTTACGGTCTCGTTCCCCAAGGGAAGAGGCAATTTTAGTCGATCCGTTTCTTTTGGCATTACGCCCACACCTCCAGTTCATTCCACGTCAGGGACGCGGCGTCCAGTTCATCCCAGGTCATCTGTTTGCTGTCCAGATCGTCCCAGATCAGATAGCGATATTTATATTCCACGGCCATATGGGCCGGTTTCAGTCCATCGATGGCCCGTTTCAGATCGTCAATATTGGGCGGAATGCCCAGCGTATCCACAAATCTCACCGTAAAGCTCCATGCTTCTGGTTGAAACGTCACATCCACCTTACCCCCGGCATATGCCTCAGCGACGTTCGCCACCAACCTACCGGAAAATTTCCCGGCACCACGCAGCTTCGATTCGACCACCGCACGACGCTGGCCCACAGGTTTGAGACGATCCGTCTCAATGCCGAGCTCCTGCTCCCAGAAGTCTAGCCCCCACGTCGCAGTGCGGACAAAGAATTGATCCAATGTTTCATCCAGCGCCTGATACAGCAGATCCATCTCGGTTCCTTTGGACTGCATATCGGCCTGCATCACGCGGGAAGTTTCATAATAGCTCGGCAAATACGAGAACAGCTCCCGCCCTTTTTCACTCGTCAGTCCAACATGTACAGCAGAAGGAGCACTCATGACCCGCATCCTCCTTTCCTTTCACATCAACGTAAATAGCTTCGCTCAAATGCTGCTGCGTTCCCAAACGGTGTTCTGCACGATACAAAAGCCCTTTTTGCCCGCCTTTTTCTTCATTTCCACCTAAGTCCGGAGCAGCACAACTAGAACATCCACCTTGTCCTACACCGCCTCTATCCCCACATCCGCACTTCGCTTTCACCATCTTCACTACGCTACTCATGCACATCAACCGTCCCCAGCACCGCCACCTGACTCGCTTTCATCTCGATATTCTGGTCGCTCACCCCGTTCACGGTAAGCTCGGAATAGTCGATAATCGGCGGAATGTCGAGCAGGATCGCTGCAATACGGGTATAGCGCACAAGCGGATCAGCAAAAGCCAACTGCTTCAAATACGCAGTCACACCGCTCTCGATCAACGCCCTTACATCTGCCAGTGTTGCGTCACTTGCCAGTGTCAGCTTCACCTGAATGTCCATCGGCACTTCCTCTGCTGGCATCACGGTCACCACCGGGCCAGCGGGTGCAACGCCTTCACCCTGTCCATCCTGCGTTGGGTCTACGTATTTCTGCACAGCCGCTACCAGATCGCTACCAGCGGCACGTTTGTCCGTATCCAGCAAATACAATCCCACCGTGCCGGGCCCTTGCCATAACGGAATAACCCGCGTTGCACCTACACCTGGCACTTCACTGGCCCACTGCACATACTGTGCCTTGTTGCCGCTTGTCCCCTGATTGCGGACTTTGGCATAAAAGCGTTCCAGCAGCGCCGTATCTGCCTCAATATCCGCACCGCCTTTAATCACCTCAACATTAGTTACAGAGGTAACGCCAATCACTGGTGTGGACAGCACGGTTACGGTGCCCGCAGGCACATTGCTCTCTTTTCCAGCAACGAGCGCCCGCACGCCAACACTACCCAGACCATCTTCTCCCAGCTCCACACGACCAACGGTTTCATATTCGAGTGAAGCCTCACCAGAGATTTCATCTGCCAAAGTAGCCACAACCGTCCCCACAGGAATCACCTTGCCCGGCGTACCCGCGAATTGAACCGAACCTTGTGCCGCTACCGCAGCCCGTCGCGTAATACCATGCTCTCCCGCCCGCAGATCCAGCTCTTCCGAACGAAAATTCGGATCACTGCTCGCCGCAGTACTCGCAAATCCGCGCCGCAGCAACTCCTGCGCCCAGAGCGCCGCCTCGGACAGCATAAACGCAACCGGTGCCTCCGCATCCCACAGGAACGAACCCTCCGACTTGTCCAGATCCGCGGGCAGACGATCCAGCATACGCTGCATAATCTGTTCCTCCGTCTGGTCCTCCAAATAACGTGGAATCTCAGCCATCCCGTCAGATCACCTCACTTTCCAAAATAAACATCTCTTCCTGCACACTCGCCACACGACACGTGAACATGCACTGCTCCCGATTCCAATCAAACGTAAACTGGTCTACCGAATCCGTGCGCGGATCAGCCAGCAAGGTCTCCGTAACCATCCGGGTAATCTCACTTTCGATCACGCCCCGGCTGTCCCCCTGACCAACCAACTCATCCAGCTCCGAGCCATAGTTTCGGGAGTAAATCACATGTCTGTACCGCGGCGTCTTCACCGCCTTGATACACCACTGTACCCAGGCTTCATGCGCACCTGCCGCAGCGACTTTGCCACTTGGGGTCAGCACAAAATCCCCCGCATCATAATCGAATCGCCAGCTCCGTCCAAATCGCACCTCTTCCGAAGCCGCCCCCGACAGATCTTCCTCGTCTCCCCATACCAAACCCGTTTCCGGGAACAAACTAGGCATTCGCACTCACCACCTTACACAGCACCACAATGTCGTTACCGCCATTCACCCGCATCGCCAGCACCCGATCTCCCGCTTTCAGCCCTTTTCCAAGAGACCACACCGCTTCTTCCACTTCCTCTTCTTGCAAAAGAAACCTTCCCGTGCCGGTCGTTCCGCCGTTTGCCACGTCAGGTATACCGGAAATCGCGCCAGCAGCCTCACGCTCCGGCAGTCCAAGCGTGCCCGGCAGCTCGGCCACGAGATAGTCCTGCACTTCGTGCTTGAAATCATCCAGCTTTACACCGGATGAAGTCATCGTGCCCAACACCGCGCCAAGGCCACTCACAGCCTGACGGGTTTGTGTGCTCATCGCCCCCCTCATGACCTCGGCAAAATGCCCATACGGATCATCTTTATTCAAGGTAAACCCTCCTTTTCACCATCTCGACCGTACCCAGCTCCAACGTCATCGTTCCAGGTCCAGCGGTCAGATCACGGCTAACCGACATGACGATCAATTTCAGCCCTTTGAGCAGCACCGCGTCTCCGGCACGAATCGTATTCACATCTGGTGCAGATACGGTAAAGGTCTCCTGAATACCCGTCAGACGGCTTTTCGCCAGCTTCTTGGCGGCAGTCGCCGTTTTCACCTGATCGTCTTCGATCAGCTTTTGCAGCGTGCCCAGCTCGGCTACACCAGCCTGCTCAATCGCGAGCACTTTGGAAGGAACCTCTTTGCCGCTGCTGGACTCCGAGGCCGCCATCACTTTAACTTTGGTGACCGCACCTTCGAGCGTACGCATCTGGGTCAGATCAATCAGTCGACCCAGCTCGTGCACCTTCGCATTGCTGCCAACCTTAAAAAGTTGCAACCCGCCGGGCGTCATCCGCGGATGAAACATATCTCCACCGGATTTCACCGTTTCCTTCAAATCGGCAAACATCATCGAAAAAATCGTCTGCGACCGATACACCGCTTTGCTCAGCTTTGTTTTGGTATCCGGCAGCGCGGCGTATGGAATTTTCCATTCCTTGGCGTACGTTTTGAGTCTCTGCGTGGCAGTCTGGTCTTTCGGCAGCAGGAACTCATCCTCCGATTTTTCCAGATAAATCATCCGGTCGTAGACGGTCAGGGACAGTCGCTTGGTGCCGCTGTTCGAGCTTTCCACTTCCCAGATGACCGCAGGGTGCAGCAAGTGAACCATTGATTTTTCGCCAAAAGGAATCCCGCTGATCCGCACCGCCATACCCGGTGAGATCGCAGGCAGACCCGAAGACGCAGACACCGCCAGCCGGATGTTGGCCTGATAGGCAATCTGGTCCAGCGAATCCTTCAACGTAATCGTCTCCACCAGCTTCGTGATGTCATATTTGTCGTCGACAATGACCTTGTAGGTCATGGCATCACCAGCTTTTGTCCCGGCTTGATCCGGTTCGGATCACTGCCGATGATCTTCACATTGAGCTTATAAATCTCGTTCCACTTGGAACTGCTGCCCAGCTCAAGCTTTGCTATTTTGGACAGGGAATCGCCAGATTTGACCGTGTAGGTCTTGCTGCTCGTTTTCAGATCCGTACGAGAACCTGACTTGCTCGCAGATGTTTTACCGCCAACCTTCTCCACTTTGGAATCCCGCCACGTTCGCAGCGTAATGTCAAAGTAAATATCCCCGCTCTCACCGCCTCGGAAGGTGGTATTGTGGGAGATCAGATACACGGGCACGTTCACCCCCGTGTTGGTAATGATGAAGCGCAGCGGTTTTTTCGATACCAGAAATGTATTCAGCATATTCATCGCTACACGCGGATCAGGCAAAGGCTCGTACATGCAATAGGACGCATCATATTCTTTAGGAAAAAAAGAAGAGAAGGTGATCTCCTTCACCTTCTCCCCCTGCGCAAAATCAAACTCGCCATACTCCAGCATATTAATCGTTTCGTATCCCTTGGATCGGGAGATCGTCAGTTCTTCCGGTTTCACCGGAAATTGAAACTTCGTTTTCCCGTCGATCAGGGTAAATTCCATTTTGACACCTTCCACGTTATCTTCAATAACAGTCATGACAGGCCTCCTTTCTGCTTAGGCCATAATGGTTTTTCGATTTTCCATCGCGCGGCGCACTTCGCCTGCAAATCTCATTCCAACCTGATGTGAAATCGCATCGTAGTCGATGGCGTTCTCCCGGACAGTCACCTGCACTGCACCTTGTGGTACGTTTACGGATATCTGGTTGGTCGTCTCGGTTTTGAAATCCTTGAGGTAAGCGGACAGACTGCTCATCTGATCTTCGGATATTTGTACCGTCATCGTGGATGATTTGCCGTTGGCATTTCCAGCAGTTTGCGCTCCGTTACCTAGACCCATGGCTTGGGACTGCATCACACTTGTTCCCAGGAGAGCGACTGTCGTAGATTGACCGCCATTCCTGTTCGCATAAGCCATAGGCCCAGTTGTTGTGAGCACAGATGGAATATAGGCAGGTGGCATCTGCGGACCTGTTGCTACTTGCGAAGGTGAAGCCACGGTTGTTGCCGATACGGTCTTGTCCTCCTTCTTCGAGCCAAAACCGAAGAAACTGGATATGCCATCGGTGATGTTTTTCGTTTTCTCAGAGATGTAATCCGCTGCACCCGACAATGCGTTACCCACACCCTCGGTAGCGTTGGACATAAATTTTCCAATATCCTTGGATTTGTCCCCAATCCATCCCCCTGCTGCACTGCCAGCCCAACCGCCTACTGCACCACCAACCCATGTTCCTATGCCAGGCAAAAGAACACTACCGATGGCGCTACCAATCGCTGTGCCTGCTGTGCCGCCAATCATGGAACCAACCGCTCGGCCTCGCTCCTCGGGAGGTGCAGTTGCAACGTTAGCTACATCAGCAAGCATACTGATGGGTCCAAGCAATTTCCCGGCCCCCTTAGCAAGCCCACCACTCATTTTTCCGAAAATGCCATTGCCTGAGAAGAGCTTGGATAATGGCGAACCTGAGGGTACATTTGCACTAATGCCAAGTCGATTTGGATTCATTTTTTGATCAAAATCCATTTTCAGCTTTTTCTCTTCTGCCGAAGAGATGTTGGTTATAATCTTTTTCGCAGGATCGGAAACAGGCGTTTTTACAGTTCCAGTCGCACGTTCTTGGTAGGACCTGGAGCCGCTCTTGTAAGGACCCTTTTTACTACTTTCTGAAGTTGCAACACTTTTAGCGCTACCGCCACCTGAATTTTTTGCTTTGCTACCTTTCGCTCCACCTCTTGAGAGTCTTCCCACCAAACTTCCACTAGAACAGCAGCAGCATTGGGAGACAGAGCTTACAGTTCCGTCTGATTTTGATTTTTTACCTTTAAATAGGTTTCCTACGAACTTTATTCCTTCACTAGTATTCTTAACTGCATCAGCTAAATGATTAAATTTTTCAGCTCCATCAACAATACTCTGAAACCAACCCTTGTCTTCTTCAGTTTTTGCTGTTCCCGCCCCAGAAATATTGGTTGTGATCCCCAGCTTAGCAGTATTCTCTTGCACTTTAATTGCCAAATCCTGATTAGACATAGTGAGCTTCGCTAGTTCTCCATTCGTTGTTGTCAGTGTACTAGGTAGTTCCCCTATGGATAATTCAATCTTCTGCTGAACCATCATAGAAAAATTCCCTGAAGCCTTAACCATCTGGTTCCTAAAACTATTCAGTTTCGCGAGTGCACGTTCCAAGGCCGGGCTCAATTGATCATCCAGCCCGATCTTTGGCGTGATCCGCAACCTACTTAATCGCACAGCCGTGCTATAAATGCTTTCCAGCCTACGTCCCGTTGTTCTCAGCTCATTGTTCACCTTAATCAGACTCTGATAGCGAACTCTGCTCAGACGTTCAGTAGAACGCTGAATCTGATCCAGATATCGGATGGTCGTTCGCATTTCCGCATTGGATTTGGACAAACCCACAATCATTTCTGCCATTTCTTTCACCCCCTGTCCGTTCTAGTTATCGATTCATTTGCGAGGTGATCGCTGCCATTTCCTCTTCTGAAAAAGCAATCAACAGCGAGCGCTCCCCACGTGGCAAAGACCAGAATTCTCCGGGCCGTAGATGATGACGGACCCACATGTGATATAAGAACGTAGTCATCCCGCCGGAGTGAATCAGTTTTTTAGGTCTTCAATCTCCACACCGAAGCCGGACAGCTCAAGTACCTTGTCGCCAACGGCATCCAGCTCACCCGCGAGTAACATGCGGCGAACCGCTTGTTCCCCACCGGACAGCTTCATGCGGCCCGTGATGCGGTTGTCTCCCCAACCGGATAGTTCGAGTCCGCGCACATTCATTTTCACAGTAGCTTCGGAAATTAGCAGCGCATTAAATGTTTCGGTATCCACCTTTTCCTCGGTGCGACCTTTGATCGTTTTGCGATTCGTACAGCGTTCGCGGATCTGATCCACTTTGGAGGATGTCAATCCACGCAAGGTTAACAACAGATCCAAACGTTGAATGCGTACATTCTCTTCCGGCAAACGTTCTGCTGCTTCAAATAACTGATCCAAAATTTGTTCTTCAGACATATTCTCATTCATACTCAT